CACCGTGCAGTTAGATGTGTACGGACCAAACTCGGCGGATAACTCTCACACGATCACGACGCTATTTCGTGATAGCTACGCGGTCGACCAGTTCGCCACTTCCGGATTTGATGTAACTCCGCTCTATGCAGACGATGCGCGGCAGGCGCCGTTCATCGATGCTGAATCGCAATGGGAGGATCGCTGGATGATCAGCGCGGTTTTGCAGGTCAATCCGATCATCACCGTTCCTCAAGACTTCGCGAGCGAACTGACTGTAGATTTTGGCTCTCCCTTGCAATAGCCAACTCACCTTCTCGCCACATTTGACGAACCCGGCCCCGCGCCGGGTTTTTCGTTTCTAGAGCCGCCCAATTGAGGCGGCTTTTTTATTTGGAGCTTTCATGCCGAGCATTCCTGCCTCAGCGATAGTCAACGTTATTCCGAGCGTTATCAGCTCTGGCGGGAGCGCGCTCGAGCTCATCGGCCTTTGCCTGACAGAAAACACGCGAGTTCCGACCGGCCAGGTTCTGTCGTTCCCATCCTCGGCTAGCGTATCAAGCTATTTCGGCCCGACCTCGGTGCAGGCCGCGCAAGCCGCGATCTACTTTGCAGGCTTCGAAGGATCGAACGCGCTGCCGGCTGCAATGCTGTTCGCTCAATACAACCTAGCGGCAGTTCCTGGCTACCTGCGCGGCGGCTCACTCGCGTCGATGACGCTGGCGCAGCTTCAAGCGCTGACTGGCACACTTACGATCGAGTTTGCTGGCGTTCCGCTTACGTCGAGCGCTATCAACCTTTCGACGGCGACGAGCTTTTCGAACGCAGCCACGATCATTCAGGCTGCGTTCACATCGCCGCCATTTGCTGTCACGTATGACAGCGTTTCGAGCGCGTTCGTGTTCACGAGCGCGGCATCCGGCGCGACTGAAACGGTCATGTATGCAACAGGGACGCTCGCCGCGACTCTCATGCTGACGCAGCAGACCGGCGCAATCCTGTCGCAGGGTGCCGCAGCGCAAACGTCGCCATCGGCATACATGACTGGCATCGTCGCCCAGACAACGAACTGGGCAACGTTCTTCACGGACTTCGATCCCGACCAAGGCGCCGGCAACGCGATCAAGTACGAGTTCGCACAATGGGTCGGACAGCAGGGCGACCAGTTCGCGTACATCTGTGAAGACACAGATATCACGCCGACCGAATCGACGGATGCCTCGACATGTCTCGGCCAGATGGTCAAGGCGGCAGGGATTTCCGGTGTGGCGATCACCTGGGTTCCAAGTATCCCGTATGGCTTGGCTGCGTTTGCATCGGGCTCGGTGGCGTCGATCGACTTCACCGAAACGAACGGTGAGGCGACGCTCGCGTTCAAGTCGCAATCGGGGGTCGTTGCGACGGTGACGAGCCAGACGGTAGCAGCCAACCTGATTGCGAATGGCTACAACTTCTATGGCGCCTACGCAACGGCAAATCAGGGATTCATCTTCTTCTACCCCGGCGCCATCTCCGGCCCGTTCGCTTGGATCGACGCTTACGTTGGCCAGATTTGGCTGAACAGCGCCATGCAGCTCGCACTGATGGAGTTGCTCACCAACGTCAAGAGCATTCCATATAACCCGGCTGGCTATGCGCTGATTGCCGCGGCGATGCAAGACCCGATTAATGCAGCGGTCAACTTCGGACTGATTACGCCCAACGTCACGTTGTCGTCGGCGCAAATCGCCGAGGTCAACAACGCCGCCGGCAAGAGCATCGCGAGCACGCTGCAATCGCAGGGCTGGTATCTGTCGATCACGCCGGCAACGGCGCAGACGCGCGGGGCTCGCCAATCGCCGCCGATCATTTTCTTCTACTGCCAGGGCGGATCGGTCCAGCAGATCACTGTTTCGTCGATTGAGGTTCAATAATGGCCGATATTACTTCTGCAAACTCCTCCCTCCTCATCGGCGTTACTGGCCTCTTCACAATCCCGCAATCCCTTTCGGGATTCAGCGCGGACGACATGTATGAAATTGCCGCCGTCGACTCGAAAGAGGTTGTGATTGGCGTGGATGGTGTGCTTTCTGCGGGCTGGATTCCAGCAGTGAAGGTGATGACCGTCACGCTTCAAGCCGACAGCGCAAGCAACACGTTTTTTGAGAGCTGGGCAGCGAGCGAGGAGGCGGCTAAGACGCCATATTTCGCCTTCGGAATCATCAACCAGCCTTCGGTCAGCCGAACCTACACACTCACGAATGGTGTGCTGAAGAACTACACGCCGCTGGCGCACGCACAGAAGACGTTGCAGCCTCGCAAGTTCGAGATCCACTGGCAGACCGTGATGGGAGCACCGATCTAATGGCGCGCAAAGAGAAAACAATCGTCATCACGACTCCCGGCCGTGACGCCGGCAAGATGTTCCACATCACGGAACTCTCTGCCTCGGCCGCGGAGGAATGGGCCACGCGCGCCCTCTTCGTCATGATGAACTGCGGCGTCGAGGTGCCTGACGATCTTCTGTCGGCGGGTCTCGCTGGTATCGCGGCGATCGGCATCAAGTCTCTGTCGCGTGTCCCTTACGAGATGGCGAGGCCATTATTTGACGAGATGATGGGGTGCGTGGCCATCGTTCCTGATCCGAAGCAGCCTCTTGTTAAGCGAGGCTATGGAGGTGTCGGACCGATGATCGAGGACGACATCGAGGAGGTTTCGACTCGACTCCAGCTTCGCAAGGCAGTGCTCGAACTTCATCTCGATTTTTTTCTGAGCGCCGCCCGATCCGAACAAGGAGCGGCGGCAGCACAGTAGACGGACTCATCGACTATCCGAACGTCTCGCGGTCGATTGGTCTGGTCGTCTCGAGAAAGTACGCAACGCTGAAAGAGCTTCAGGAGTTTTACGGCTCCGAAGACCTTTACGACTTTCTTGAAATCATTGTCGTTGACGCCGCAAACGACCGAATCCTAAGCGAGCGCAAGGAATAAGCATGGCGCAGATCGTCGATCAATTATTGGTGACTCTTGGGCTCGATCCGTCAGCCTTCAACAAGGGTGCCAAGGATGCGCAGCAGGCAACAAAGAATCTTTCTGGTGCCCATGCGAAGGCGCAGAAGGATATTGATGCCGGCAACAAGCATATCGGTGAGTCGTTCAAAAAGGTCCGCACTGAAGTCCTTTCCCTGCTGGCAATTTTCACCGCTGGCATGGGCATCAAGGACTTCACTGAGAGCACAATCGGTGCAGCCGTGAATCTTGGCTATATGGCCAAGAATCTCGGGATGAGTACGCAGGATTTGGCGTCGTGGCAGCGGGCGGCAGAGCGCGCAGGCGGCAGTGCTGAGGGCATCACGAATGCCCTGCAAGACTCTCAGCAGCAAGTCGCCAAGTTCAAGCTCGGCCAGGTCACCGACCAGATGCAAACCTTCCTTCGCTTCGGCGGGAAGGTTGACGATCTGAAGGACGGCAACTCGTACCTGATGGCTCGGGCGCAGATTGTCCAGCGTCTATTTGCCGTTGATCCCGGTCGTGCCCGTCTCGTCGCGCAGCAGATGGGCATCAGCGATGACCAGTTCAACTTTATCAAGCAGGGTCCACAGGCGATTCAAGCGCTCGTAGCGGCGCAGGAAAAGAATGCCGCTATCACGGACAAGCAATCCGCCGCGGCGCTGAAGCTCAAGAACGAATGGCTGGACTTGCGCGATCGGCTTCAGTACGTCGGGACGACCGTTCTTCTCCAACTGATGCCGCTGTTCGATCAGTGGCTCCAGAAGCTAAATGATATTGCCAACTGGATCGCGGATCACAAGCAGGACATCTCGAACTGGATTTCGGAAGCCGTTACTACGATTGAATCGTTCGTGTCGGAGGCCAATAAGGCGGCTGATGCCGTCGGTGGCTGGAAGAATGTTCTGATAGCGCTGGCTGCTATCAAGATCATGTCGGCCGTATCTCCACTGCTCAGTTTGGCGGGCGCGCTGTCTAGCGTCGGCGGGGCGCTCGGCGCATTGTCTGTTGGAGCTCCGCTTGCCGGCCTAGCCGTATTGGCAGCCGCCGCAGCAAAGTCAATCGAGGTACTGAAGGATTCGACCGAGGGGGGGCATTTCGTCGGTAGGCAAGCCAATTCCGCCAATCAGAAGCCACTTCGGCATGAAGATACAAATCAATCGTTGTGGGAGAGCGCCAAGTCGGGCGTAAAAAGCTTTTTTCATG